AGACTATACGCCCACAAAGTTTATGGCACCTGACGCGTGGTGGCGTGGGATAGCTGATCTGCTTATTATCAATGGTGACAAAGGATTCTTGGTAGACTATAAGACCGGCAAGAACGCCAGATACGCAGACACTAAGCAACTAGATATTTTAGCAGCTGCAATTTTTACTCACTACCCAGAGCTTAAGACCATAAAGTCTGCCTTGGCGTATTTGGTTAGTGGTGATTTTATAAAGAAAGAACATAGTGCTGAGCTACGTAAATCTTATTTTGCTACGTTTGATGACAGCTTAGACATGCTTGAGACTGCGCATGAACACGACGTTTGGAATGCTATAAGTAGCCCCCTATGCGCATACTGTCCAGTTACTAAATGCTCCCATTGGAGGGAAAGAAAATGAGCAGAGACTACAAAAAAGAATACGAAAAGTACCAAGGTACTGAAGAGCAAAAAAAGAATCGAGCCAAACGCAATGCAGCTAGGCGCAAAGCTATGCGCGACGGTAGGGTTACAAAAGGCGATGGTAAAGATGTAGCCCATAAGAAAGCTATCTCTAAGGGGGGCAAGAACGCTGGCAATACGAAGGTAGAATCTGCTAGCCGGAACAGGTCATTCCTACGAGACTCGGATAACAAACTGGTATCTGAAACTAGCAAGCGCGAACGCAAAAAGAGAAGCTAAATTACATGCAAGTAGTTAGTGACAAAGCCCTTGTGCTTAAAACAAGGCGCCCGCATTTGGTGACGGAAAAGATAAGCAAGTCCAAAATCCTTGAAGAAGCCGACGGGATATTCCAAGTCGCTGTAAGCTGGGGATTACAAGAGGCGCAAGTGCTTAGTAGCCTAGGCGTAAAAAATGTGCCATCCCCGATTACTAGAGACTATGCTTGGACTGGTAGGCTAAAGCCTTTTGAACACCAAAAAACAACTTCGGGTTTCTTAACGCTCCATAAAAAAGCCTTTTGTTTTAACGAAGCCGGTACAGGTAAAACTGCATCTGTAATTTGGGCTGCTGACTACTTGATGAAACAAGGCATCATAAAGCGAGTGTTGGTAATTTGCCCCTTGTCCATTATGAAATCTGCGTGGCAAACTGATCTTTTTAAATTTGCGATGCACCGCAGCTGTGCGGTTGCTTACGGAACCTCAGCTACTAGGAGAAAAGTGCTGGCTCAGCAGTCTGAGTTTGTTGTAATAAACTTCGACGGCGTAGCTGTTGTCAAGAAAGAAATACTGGAAGGCCAGTTTGATCTTATTGTAGTAGACGAAGCCTCTGCGTATAAAAATCAACAGACGGACAGGTGGAAGGTGCTACGTGATATATCAGAGCAGGTAGAATGGCTATGGATGCTGACTGGTACACCGGCTGCACAGTCACCACTAGATGCGTTTGGCCTTGCTAAACTTATATCCCCAAGCCGTATACCTAAGTATTTCGGTAAGTACAGAGATATGGTCATGTACAAGGTCAGCCAATTTATTTGGAAACCTAAGTACAATGCCGACAAGATTGTGTTCGACGCCCTGCAGCCTGCTATAAGGTTTGAGAAAAAACAATGCCTAGACTTACCTCCAGTAATATATACGGAACGCGAAGCCCCTCTTACTCGACAGCAAGAAAAATATTATAAGCTGTTAAAGAAACAAATGATTATTGAAACAGCGGGGGAATCAATTACCTCCGTCAATGCTGCAACTAGCCTTAACAAATTGCTGCAAATATCTGGTGGTGCTGCTTACACTGACGACGGCGAAGTCGTAGAGTTTGATGTCAGCAATAGGCTGAAAGTCGTATTAGAAGCTATAAACGAATCCTCTAATAAAGTGCTAGTGTTTGTTCCCTTTACACACACTATAGAACTACTAAAAGAATTTTTAACCAAACAGAATATAACTTCGGAAATTATTAATGGTAGGGTTAGTTTAAACAAACGCAGCAACATTTTTAAACTTTTCCAAACAGCTCCCGATCCTAAAGTGTTGATTATCCAGCCCCAAGCAGCCTCACACGGACTAACACTGACCGCAGCTGACACAATTATTTGGTACTCCCCTGTCACAAGTGTAGAGACTTACTTACAAGCAAATGCGCGTATTGATAGGCCCGGTCAGAAAAATAGTATGACTGTGGTGCACATCACGGGTAGTGAAGTCGAAGCAAAACTTTATTCAATGCTGCGCACCAACATAGAAAACCATAACAAAATCATAGACTTATACAGGGAAGAAATATTAAATAGTGATTGACAATGTAAAAAGTAGTCGGGTAAACTTGCTATCCCTTAAATTTTTGAGGCGCGAACGATGAGCAAGACCCCAGACGAAGCAGTAGAAGCGTACGTAAAACTACGCGATGCAATTAAAGAAAAAGAAGAAGAAATAAAAAAGTTAAAAGAAATCCAAGCTAATATTTCTGCATTTCTTCTTTCGTTATGTTCAGAGAAAAACGGTGTTACTTCTATAAGAACAGAGCATGGCACCGTTACCAGAACGCTTAAACGCACTTTCTGGACTAACGATTGGGAAAACTTCCATAAGTTTCTTCAAGACAACGACGCTTTGCATCTGTTGCAAAAACGGATACACGACGGGAATATGAAAGAATTTCTGGAAGAGAACCCAGACCTTGTACCAGTTGGACTCCAGTCCGATGCTAAGTACATTATAAGTGTAAGAAAAACAAACCCTAAATGATAGGAGCAATTTATGTCTAATCAAGACGTTACTATTTTTACTAAAGAAACAAGCCCGGTATTAGTCAAAAGAAAAACTAAACTATCTGAAATCTTACAGGCTCAAAAAGGTTCAAAATCTGGTATTCGTCAGATCAAGCCAGTTGAAAGCGACCATACTTTTGAGAAGCGCATAAATGGTGATGTAGTTGGCACCCCAGTTAGCGACGAGTTAGAAGTCATTATCGTTGATATGCTTCCTGAAATCTCAAGGGAGTACCACGATACTCAGTATAAAAAAGGCCAAGAGTCTATACCAGTTTGTTTCTCTGCAAAGGGCGACGTACCAGAAAGCGATTGTGAGAAACCTCAAGCTAAGAGCTGTGCAGTATGCCCCCAGAATGTGAAAGAAGGGGATAAGTCCAAACCTTGTAAGTTTAGGCGCAGGATCGCAGTTCTTGTTGCTGGCGATATGAGTGGTAATCCATACGTGCTTGAACTACCCGCAACTTCTTTGTTCGGTGAAGCTAGCCCGAATACCTATTCGTTCGAGCGTTACGTAAAGTTCCTTGCACATAACGAACTAAGCCCAGATCACGTAGTTACAGTGGTTTCTTTTAACAAAGCTGCGGACTTTGTACAGTTGAACTTTGCTCCTGCTCGTTCGATTACTGACGATGAATATGAGCTAGTTCAAAAAGTTCAGGAAGACCCGAAGCTGGAAAACCTTACACGCATAACCGTAAGGGCCGTTGACTCCGAGCCAGCACCTACGGCTGTGGCTAAGCCTAAACCAGTAGAAGAGCCTGAAGAAGACGAAGAACCCGAAGTAATACCTGAGCCCAAGAAACGCCAGAAGAAAGAAGAGCCTGTAGCTGACGATCTGTCAGACATTATTAGTGAATGGGGCCAAGACGAATGAGCCACGGCTATACCCTTAGACTTGTAGAGCTTAACGCTCAAGCAGACCCTAAAATGTCTCTTGGTGTTAAGCTCGGGCGAGTTTGCATAAAGAAGAGAGTTCCTGTCCAAGAGATAGCGTCTGCTCTTAGTGTGAGTAGACAGACTATCTATAACTGGTTTGTTGGGGGCACATCGCCACACCCAGACTACGAAATCAGGATAGCTAACTTTATAGATAAACTAAGCAACGATTAAGAGTATAACCTATGGATCACATAGACCTCATAGAGCTAGTTAGGCCAGAGGGCGGGTGGTACGGGTTTCTTGCAGTCAAAAACAAAACTACAGTTAGACAACTTTTAGTAGAAACTAGAAAAGAACTAGATAAGAAAATACAAGAGTATGTCGATGACCGTTGGTGCGTATTTTTTGGGCTAGGTAAATATAAAGACGGCACTAGCCGTACCCAAAATAACGTAGAAAGCCTTAAGTCATTTTGGGTAGATATAGACTGCGGTGAGGGCAAATCAAACCCACACGAGAAGACTGGTAGACCCGAGGGGTACGAGACGCAAGCTAAAGCTCTGCAAGCGCTTGTCTCTTTTTGCAAAAAGGTAAACCTTCCTAGACCCTTGATTGTAAACTCAGGCAACGGAGTACATGCGTATTGGCCTTTACAAGAAGAAGTCAGGAAAGAAGAGTGGGAACCAGTAGCAAGAAGACTGCGCACGTTGTGCGTGGATAATGACTTTTACGTAGACACTAAAGTCTTTGAAGCTGCTAGGGTACTTCGCCCGCTTGGCACCTATAACTTTAAAGGTGATGCCGAGGGCGTACCAGAAAAACCCGTATGTGTTATAGGGCCAGTTATCCCGGCGATGGCATTTGAATCCTTCAGGGATTTGTTAGGTGCTCCTCAATATACCGAAGAGGTTAAAGCCCCTAAGAGAGAGCTGTCCGCACTTGGCAAAGCGTTAAGAGATAAGTATTCAACTCTGTTTAGCCAGATCATAGTGCGCTCTGC